TACCCGGTCAAAAAAGAGGAAGGCATATATATTGGACTAATTTTACTTTGCCTGGCATTTTAACAAAAAGAAAGAATCCAGATTTAAGTAGGACTCCAGACTTAATAAATGTTTTATCAAAGTTCCATGATTATGATTTTTACAAATATAAAGGGAAACAAAGTAGAGCAAAAATGGCTAGAAATTTAGTTGATTATGAAGCTGGCAAAGTTATATTAGATACAGCTATGGGAATAGAAAAAAAAATGAATATAAAACAAGTTTCATTATATTAAAAAAGGAGAGTGATATGAGATATTATTTTGAAGCATTATTTAGTACAGAGTACTTTCCTTATTGGGAATTTACAATTCTTTGTGTTTTAATAATGAACTTATCCATGATTATAAGATTGCATAGAATTGAAAAAAAAATAAATGGGAGCAAAAAATGATATTTACATTAGATATATATGAATGGATAGTTAATTTTTTATTTTTAGGAATGGCAGTTGCAATATGGATAATTCCACTTTCATTATGCTTTTGCTGCCTAGTTTATTGTTTAAATAAATATACAAATATATGAGGCGTAAATGATCCAAAAAACCGAACCTTGTCCTTTGTGCGGAAAGGATGAAACCAGTTATGAAAGAACATTAGCAGATAAAAGGGAACAAGAAAATTACATGAAGGCTTTTATGGCTGGTAGAGAATCAATAGGGTTACTTTCAAAAAGATAAAACCAGATATTCGATTACTTTTTTAGGGAAGGAATAAGAGACTTTAAAAAAATAGCTAGGCTTTTATCTATTAAACCTTATACAGTTGAAACTTTTTATGATAGAGCCATGAACAAAATACTAACACTTGAATTTGAGATATGAAGGTAGATATGTTTTTTAAATTAGCTGATGAATTATTAGATGAATGTAAAGAAATCCAGATATTAAAAGGTCGTGAGTATTGCATTGATGATGGTACTGATTCAGTTGATAAATTTGAAAACTTTAAAAGCATAGGCAAAAGATTAAAACTTGATCCTAAAATAATATTGATGGTTTATTTACTTAAACACATAGATAGTATTACAACCTTTGTATTATATGGGAAGGAAGGAACAGAAGGAACAAAGGGAAGAATACAGGACTCTATTAATTATCTTACCATGCTACATGGATTAATAAAGGAAGAAAAAGAAGAAGCTTTATTAGTTAATGTCCTAAAAAAATAAATTGTAATATTTCTTGTATCTTAAATTTTACTGTTTTATATTAAGTCATTAATTAACTAATTATTATGGAGATGATAATGAATTACACTAAAACACAATTTAATAACTTAATAGAAACAATGTCTTACAAGTTTGGTTTACATCCAGATGAGTTAAATTTTGGAGAATGGACTAATGACAGCCTTTATGCTTTAAAAGATATAAGCCTTGTAGAGGATATTCTTAATTCTTTAAATAATGAGATGTATAAAAAAGAAGAATATGAAGAAAACTATAAGGTTAGACTTGCTCCAGCTTTTTGGGCGGAAGATGAATATATAGATTATATTGTTAATGATTGTATAGATACCGAAGCTAAAAGATATATAAAACTTCCAATATTTAAAGGAAAAATACATAAAATGTTTTTAGATTTTGTTGATCCTATGATTTATTCTTTAGGTGAAAAACTATTTAATAATATTATTAAATTTAGACATGGAAGAGTAAAAGACATTAAATTTAAAACAGATTATGTAGTATACTAAATCCAACAATACTTTAACTTATAAGAAATTAAGCCACTATTTTGTAGTGGCTTTTTTGTATATATAGAGGGATGATCTCCCTTACTCGCAATTTAATTTAATAGGTGTGCGATAGAATGGAACAAGATCAAGGCTTTGTCGGCAAAGCAAATAACAATGAAGTTCCGGACATTATGGAGAATACTCTAAATGTTGAACTTGTAGGAATTAAGAACTTAAAAACTACTCATAATTGGCGGTTAGAATTTGATGTCTTTGAAATGGACAGCAGTAAAGTAAAAAACTTAATGGATAAGATTAATACAGCTTTAGTAATGGTGCTTGTAGAAAATGGATAAACAAACGCTCAATAAACGCCAGAACCATAAACCAAATGGAGATTTTGCAAAAGGCAATAAGATAGGTAATAGATGGAAGAAAGGACAATCTGGTAATCCAAATGGAAGAAGAAACGCATATACTGATTTAATAAAAGAATTTAGTTTTACAAAGGTAGGCGATAAAGAGAGAAGAGATATTATTGTTAATAAACTTTTTCAATTAGCAGAAAGAGGAGATTTAAATAGTATTAAGTTTATTGTAGAAAGATTAGAAGGCAAGTCTAGGGAGACTAGGGAAGTAACTCATAAAACAGAACCGATCCAGATAATGAGTATTGATTAATGGCTAGTATATCAGCGGCAGTAAGAAAAAGATTAACAGGACTAGCTAGAAAGAATAAAATTATGCCTTCATCATTATTAAAAGTATATAGAAGGGGATTAGGTGCAGCGGTTGGTTCTGGAACAAGACCCGGACAAACTCCAAGCAGTTGGGCAAATGCTAGAGTTAATTCATTTATAAAGATAGTAAAAAGAAGAAAAGCAATTAAACATGATCCGGACTTAGTAAGAAAAGAGCGAAAGCGAAGATGAAGGTTAGAAGAGTTGCAAAAGATAAAAGATTTAAGAGTGTGCCAAAAAAATATCTATCTGGCGTTAAAGGGAGCAAACGATCGCAGAGAGGTAGAGACTTGGCAAGGATGCAGCGATTATATAAAGCTGGTAAGAAAGTTCCCAAAAGTTTGATGAAAAGAGTATTTGGATAATTGGACAGTAGACAAGAAAAGAAGAGAAGTATTATCTCATCCAGCAAAGCGAAAAGTTCTGGTAGCTGGTCGAAGATTTGGCAAATCTTTTTTAAGTATAATATGGATGCTTACAAGAAAGATAGAACAGAACGAAAGAAGATGGATAATTACACCTACTTACAGGCAAGGCAAGACAACAACATGGAAACTGTTAAGGGCTGTATTTAGAAATTATGATGCACAAGTTAATGAATCTGAATTACTGGTTAGACTTCCTAATGGAGCAGAGATTGCAATTAAAGGGGCAGAGCAAGAAAATAACCTCAGAGGTGCTGGCTTAAATATGGTGTGTATGGAAGAATATAGTTATATAAAGCCTCATGTATGGGAAGAAATAATCTACCCTATGTTAACCACTACAAATGGAGATGCTTTATTTATAGGCACACCAAATGGGTACGACCATTTATACGATGCTTATTTAAAAGGACAGAGCAACGATCCAGAATGGAAGTCATGGCAATATACCACGCTTGATGGTGGATTTGTACCAGAAGAAGAAATAAAAAAAGCTAAATCAATGATGGATGAAAGGGCTTTTAAAACAGAGTTTTTAGCCTCGTTTGAAACGACAGGCAACAGGGCAGCGTATAACTTTGATAGATCAATCCATGTAAAGAAAGCAGAACAAATATCAAGTAATATTTTCTGGTCAATGGATTTTAATATACTTGGGTCAGTTTGTTTAGCTTGTGAATATACAGATGGAACAATCCACTTCTTTGATGAAATAAGACTACCAAACTCTAATACTCAAATGATGGCTAACGAAATGAAGAAGGTTGCCCCATATATACCAGTATATCCGGATGCAACAGGATCAGCCAGATCAACTACAAGCAACAGATCAGATCATCAAATATTAAGAGATAATGGATTTAGAGTTATATCTAAGAAAGCAAATCCTTCTGTTATAGATAGGCTGAACGCTCTTAATAGAATGTTGAAAGATGCAAATGGGAAAGTCAGAATGACAATAGACCCAAAATGTACAAACTTAATAAAAGATTTAGAACAAACTCAAAGAACAAATGATGGGCGAATTGATAAAAGAGACGAAAAAAGAAGCCATTTCCTTGATGCTTGTTCATATTATATCGCTTACAAACATTCTTTAATTAATCGCAGCCCTGTAAGCATAGGAATTTAAAGATGGAATTTCATGATAAAATAACTATACCAAATCTAGGAAAGATGGCAGTAATGGATTCTGTAAGAAAAGCAGAAGATATGGTCTTAGAAGATGAGTATGCAAAGAAACAAACTGCTCTTGATTTTTATTATAATAGAAATATAGATGCTCACATATCGCCTTACTTTCCCGGTCATACATTAAGCCAGATACCCACTACATTTCTTAGGATATTGCCAAGATTTGCAAGAAGTAGAATGTTATTATACAAGCGACCACCAAGAAGATTTATAAATGGTGAAATGGCTGATGAATACTTAGAGTTTACTTATCATTTAGATAGTACGCTTAGAACAGCATCAGAGTTAGCTTGGACTTTAGGGATGATTCATGTTAGAAGTAAGTGGAACGAAAGAAAACAGCGTATAGAATATGATATACTTCCTAATGTAAAAGAATACTATTATGAAGGGGAGACTTTTCCTTTTGGTTATTCTTATGAGATCGGTAAAGATGCACAAGGCAATAGGCAGTTTTATTTCTTTAGTGAAGAAAGAGATGGAGAACCGGGATTACATTTTATATTTACCTCTGATGAAAAGATTAAAGAAGTTGAGGGTAATCCAGAGATGATTAACATTTATGGCATTAATCCTATTTCTCGTATCATGTTCCCTTATTCTGCAAGTGATGTCGTAAGATGTGCAATTAACTCTAGTATTGCATTTACAGAAATTATGTTAGCGATTAGATACCAAACTGGATCGCCTGTTATGACCGGGATAGATACAGAAATACCTAATATCAAATTTGGAATAGATCGCTTAATCAGTTTACCAGAAGGGGCAAACCTTTCATATATTGCTCCGCCTTCTAATATACCAGCGATGATACAAGGTATTAAAGAATATTTAACGATTACAGCCCAGAACCATAGTTTAAGCATCAACTTTGCACAAGGCACAAGCCCACCTTCCGGAATAGCATTAAAGATTATGAACTTAGAAAATGAAGAAGCTAGAGAGGCTGATATACCATTATTTAAAGAGTTTGAAGAAATGCGGTATGAAATAGATAGAAGAATATTAGAGGTACATACTGGCAGAGTTTTTGATGAGTCTTATGCTGTTGATTTTGAAGAAAGCCAGATGCCTTTAGAATGGAATCAAGAGAAAGACAAACTCCAGTTTATGTTAGATAATAACCTAATGACTAAAAGAGATTTATATAAGTTCTTTAATCCAGATATTACTCAAGAAGAATTAGAATCAAAGTTTGAAGAAATAGAAGAAGAGCAGATAGTAGAGCAAGTAACAGAACAGCCTCAACAACCTCAAAGCATATTAGATGGGTTATTAGGTGAGTAGTTTCGTAGATAAATATTATGATGATCTTGCAGCGATCAAAACAGAGTTAGTTAGTAAGGTGAATAGATTACTTCCAAGATTAGAAACCTTATCAGAAACTCAACTAATTGAGTTGTCTAAGTCATTAGATTTCTTTCAAGAGGCTAAGAGATTAGGATATGATAATATCGCAAAAGAATTTGAAGCTGGTATAAATAAAGAAGTTGCGGCAACCTTAAAGAAAGCTGGGCAGTTTGGAGTAAGTCTTGGTGATTTAAATTTAGAATCTTTGCAGTTGATTATGGATTTAGAACTAGAATCTATTGTATCTGAAAATAAAGCATTAGCTAATCAATTAAAAAAAGAAGTCTTTAGGGGATTAGTTACAGGCGAGTCAATTAACAGTATTGCTGAAAGAATAGAAACAGAATTTTCTGGAACAGCTAGGATCGCACAATCAAGAGTAGCTACAAATGATGCAGTTAGTAAACTATTTAGAACTGCAACACAAAAAGCATTTGAGGGAGATGAGCAACAAAGATTTAAGTATATCGGAGCAAATGATGATAAGGTAAGAGATATATGCAGAGCAGTATTAGATAACCCTCAAAATAATAAGGGGTTTACATTTGCAGAGATAGAAGCCTTTACTCCGATTGATGGAAAGAAAGTCACCTTTACAGAAGGTGGAAAGTATAATTGTAGACATGAGTTTGTACCAGTATGAGATTAGATAGGGCATTGAATTTTACCCCAAAGTTATGGGATCAAGTAGGGCAGTTTGTAAGAGGTGCAATTAAACAAGATGCCCTTAGAGGTATAATGCAAGATGACAAAAGACCCAAGCTAAGATCAAATCAATATAAGAAGTATAAAAAAAATGATATGAGAAGATTTGGTAGAGGTAAGTCAAAAATTGGTAGAGGTACAAGATTAGGTAGCCGATTAGATTTAAAGAATGGTGAAAAATTTGAAAGTAAACACCCAAAGTACGATTTATCTGATATTTCTTTAAACAAAGATGTATCAAAGGTAAATCTGCATTTAACTGGTGATATGTTTAAACAAGTACAAGTTAAGAGTACCTCTAATTCTTCCAGAATCACCTTTTTACAGGGAAAAAAAGTTTTAGGCAATAAAAGACATGGCTATAATGTTTTTGGACTAAGAAACAAGAATAGAAAAAATGCCCTAAGATTTCTAGATAGAACCATAGAAAGGAATCTAGAAAAAGAAACAAGTAAACCTATCACTTTGAAGATAGGGAAAAGATAACTCATACAAGAGGTTAAAATGATAGAAGAAAGTCAAGAAGTTCTAGACGAAAAAACAGAACAAACTCCAGAGCCAGAGGTAAAAGATGCTCCCATCAATGAAGTTCCTTATTCTCGCTTTAAGGAAGTAATAGATGATAAAAATACAATGAAAGCTGAACTTGATGCTCTTAAACACCAAGTGTTGAAGGAAGCAGAAGAAAGAAAGCTAAAAGAGATGGAATCGAAAGGCGAATATGAATCTGCTCTTAGTATGGTTCGAGAAGAATCAGTGAAGAAAGATACGATGATAAATGAAATGAAATCTCAATTAGAAATCTATCAAGCACAAGAGCAAACAAAGAGAGAGATGCTTTTAGATAAACTAAGCGACGAAGATAAAGCGATATATGGATCACTAGATAATAATGCTCTAGAGGCTCATATAACTCGCAATAGTAATAAAACAGTTCCATCAGTTGGCAACGCTCAACCAGCAGAAACACAAGGGTATAAAAACCTTGTAGATGCTGCAAGAGATTTCCAAAAGGGAAAAATAGATGAATCAATCTACAATAGGATCAAAAATGCCTTTAGAGCTAACCAAGCCTAAACAAGCAACTAACTTGCATGGATTTGAAGATCCTACAAAGGGAAGAGTAACTTCTTCTAATACAATGGAGGGAATGAGGTATCAGTTAGATGGTAAAGAAGTTCCTTTTGAAGATGGCTTTGCTCTGTCAGTCGGTAGAGATAAAACACCTTCTAAGATACGTTCATCTTTTTCTCATATTAGCCAAGAACAATGGGATAGAATATTTAATAAAAAATAGGAGTCAATTATGGCAGCCGGAGATACAGGGAATTTTGCTGGATCGTTGCAAGAAGTTCTTGCAGATTCAATGATTCACTTTTCAAAAGCAAATGTATTATTACCATTAGTGATGGTAGAACAAAGAGACAAAGCAGATACAATAACCTTTCCAGTTTATAACTTAGGATCAAACGTAGTGACAAGTGCAGATATTGCTTCGCACACTCAAAGCGATTCTAGTGATATTGGAGCAACTCAACTAGATTCTGTTAAAAAAACTGTTACCTTATCTATGTCCTCAATTAGAGTACCGGTAGCAGATGAAGCAGTCCTATCAAATGCAAATGACGTTACAGGAATTGCTGGTCAGCTAGTAGGAAACGCTATGGCGGCTTTCGTAGATAAGAGCATTGCAGCCAACTTTGATAATTTTTCTACAGCGGTTGATGGTTCAAGTGCTGGAATAAAAGTAGATCATATTTTTACAGCTTTAGGAACATTACAAGCTAATGCAGCCCCCGCTCCATATAGCTTATGTCACAATCCTAAAGCGATATACGGGACTCTGGGATTATCAAATGATTTAGTTACATCTAATCAATTTGGTGGATCACCTTCTTCTCAAGATGATATGCTTAAAACTGGATTTTTAGGAACTTTGGCTGGTGTTGATATATACACTACTCCAGAAGTTGCTATAGCTAGCGATGTTGCAAAGGGTGCTGTTTTTTCAAAAATGGCTATTGGATTTGCCTATGCTGGTGAATTAATGAGGGTTGAAGTTGAAAGAGATGCAAAGAAACTAAAGACAGATTACATTGGTAGTATCTTTAGCGGAAGTGTTGAACTAGCAGATACCTATGGCATTGAATTAACAGATAAAGTTCAATAATAACTAAAAAAATGGTTGTGGGGTGGTTTATTCCACCCCCTTCCATAGATAACTATGGCACTAAATAATAATACAATACTAAAAGAATATTTTGCAGATTTAGCTGGAGTTAGTTCAAGCGGTAAAACTTTTAATACTTGTTTGAGATTGGGATTAGAGGCTGCTGTCC